TGTATGGCCTATACGAACTTCAAAACTACCAACCGTATGGGAAATATTGCGGTATCTGGACTGAGACCTCTTCCAAGATCGGAGAGGGCGTAGCAATTAACGGCACCCGTTCAGTCCTTCTTTTTGGAATCGCCGGTAATGGGATGACTCAGTACGCTATTCCTTCCGGCAGTTCGTATGACCAAGGCGAGATTAGTTCTGAAGGGTTCCGTGTATACGACCCCGAAGGTGGGGCGCGGGGTGAACATACCTATCCGTACACACCTCGTATCTGGGCCTATGATGCCAACGACCTTGAGCAGGCCCGCCTTGGAAACGTGCTGCCGAAGAACGTCAAACCCTACGGTGTGTTCGACTTCAAGTTTCCGACGTACCCGGGGAGTACCCGGTTTACGGGTGGCGCTACATATGATCCCAAGACACGCCGACTCTATGTTGGGGCGAACTCCAACGGTTACGGATTCTCGATCTATGGCGAGCGCGTCATCCACGTGTACGAAGTAACCAACGCGGTAGCGACGACATGACACTATCCGTAAATCTCAGTGCCTATGCTGCCAACGGCGGAAGCCCTCTCACGTATAGCGCAGGAACGGCCTACGTCAACGGAGACGTTGTTACCTCTGGCGGGGTCCAATACAAATGCAAAGCCTCAACAACGGGCAATGCTCCTCCTAACAGCACGTATTGGGTAACCATCGTCGAAAAGACGATTGGCGGCGTTACTCGTGACTATCAGTCAATCGCTTCGTGGATTGCGGCCTGCCCCGACCTCATCACTAATAATCAGATCTGGAAGGGCCTGATTTACAAAGAAGGTAGCGGGGTTACAGAGTGGGCTGCTAGTATCGACCTGTCCAACAAGAACACGATTACAAGCGCCGATAACTTTATCTGGCTGGAACCCGCTTCCGGTCAAGGGTTCATCGACAACGTTGGTGTGAGAACCAACGCTCTCTCATATAATAATGTCAATGGCGTAGCTATTAACGCCGGTACGGCCACCGTATACGGTGGGGATCGTTGTGGACTTTCGTTCGTCCGTGGTTTGCAACTTCGGGGTGCCTTTGGCATTTCCAACTCAGCTACAAACCTGAACGCTTCCCAGTGTATCGTAGACTGGGGGTCGCCCTCCGCTTCGTTTGCAGCCGAGTTCGGTTCACTTCGCGCGGTTAACTGCGCGTTCAGATCTGCTCAGTCTTCGGGAACATTTATCGCCGCTCGTGGATCCGCTCACCATTACACGAACTGCACTTTCCTCGGTGCCGGTGGAACTTCATCTGTTTTCAGTGCCATATACGCTAATACGATCACCCTGAAAGGTAACGTTTTCATCGGATTCTCCAGCGTTTCTACTAGCGGGACATACATCGTCGCCGCGAACAGCACGTATAACGCAACGGATCTCGCCGCGTTTGAATGGACTGGGACGGGGAATATCACGAGCCTCGTCGCTGCTAATCAGCTTGAAAACCTTGTTACTCCGTTTGATATGCGGGTCAAGTCTGGTTCCGGACTCGTAGCAGGCGTAAGGATTCAGGCCGAGACGGATGACTACGATATCAGCCGCTATGCCCGGTCTACAACGACCCCCACAATCGGGGCTTGGGAGTTCTCGGGAGTGACTCCACCGGTCACTACGACCAACTATACTTCCGCTATCTCTCGTGGTATGTTTACCGGCATTGAGCGCGGTATCGTCTAAAAGGTATAACGATGTCAACAATTTCGATCCCGTGGGGCACCGCTTATACGTTCCGCGCCCCTGTCATCAAAGCCGGTTCGACCGATCTAGCCCTCGCGGCAGACTGGACCCCGGCTACTGGTGACGTAAAAATCATCAAGGATGGTGGTGCTGCGGCGAACATCACGACGCTTCCGTCCTTCATCTCTGGTACGGCTACGCTTACTTGGTCGCTCAGTGCGGCTGAGTGCGAGGCCACTGAGGTCATCATTCAGGTGATCGACCAAGGTACCAAGACGATCCAAGATCAGTTCTTCCGGATGCAGACGACCAAAGCGGCTGCTCTGCAAGTTGGCGTGCCTCAGTCGGCTCAGTCGGTTGGTGACACTTCGATCACGCTTGACTCGACGGCTGCTGCTCAGACGGACTTCTACCGGGGTTCGGTCGTTGCGATCATCAGCGGTGACGGTGCCAACCAAGCTCGGATCATCACGGCCTATAACGGCTCTACCAAAGTCGCCACGATTGACCGGGGTTGGGATGTTGCCTTGACTACGGGTGGCACGCGAAGCATCTTCGCCGTCTTCCCGCAAGGTCTGAATCAGCCGCTGACTTCGACTCAAACCCAGTCGGCCACGACTTCGGCTCTGTCGTCTTACGGTGCTTCGACGCTGACTTCGGGTCAGGCCCAGACTGCCACTACCACGGCACTCACCACTTACGGTGCTTCGACGCTGACTTCAGGTCAAGTGACTGCTGCGGTTCCGTCCACTACCCAGATCGCTACTGAAGTCTTTGACACTCAAAACGTCGAGACTGGCATGAGCTTCCGGGGTGCGCTGCGCCTGATGGCTGCGGTTCTTGTGGGTCGCCGTTCTGGTACGGGTTCGGGTACTGAGACGTTCAATGCCGCCGTGACCAATGCCAAGACTCGCGTGACTGGCACCATCGACGGTAGCGGCAACCGCACCAACGTGACCACCGATCAGACCTGATGCCTACCTCCGGTACCGCCTCTTATACTCCGACCCTCGCTGAAATATTCGAGGACGCCTACGCTCGTGCGGGGTCGGAGATGCGTAGTGGTTGGGACTTCCGCACCGCTCGGTTCTCAATGAACATGTTGACGGCTGAGTGGGCGAACCGGGGTATCAACCTCTGGACGATTGAGAGTGGGTCTATCCCGCTCCTTGATGGCGTTGCGACCTACGACCTGCCCAATGACACGATTGATCTGGTTGAGCATGTTGTTCGGCAAAACGATGGGAACGTGTCTACGCAGATAGACATCAACATCTCCCGTATCTCGGTTTCGACGTACTCGACGATCCCGAATAAGCTCACCAAGGGTCGTCCGATTCAGGTCTACATCAACCGGCAGTCTGGTGCTACGACCCCTTACGGTATCCAGAACCCGACGATTTCCGTGTGGCCTACACCTATGGGTGACTCGTACACATTCGTGTACTGGCGGCTTCGTCGGATGCAGGACCCCGGTAATGGCGGTGGCACGGCTGATATCCCGTTCCGGTTTGTCGCAGCACTTACGGCGGGCCTTGCGTACTACGTCGCCATGAAGATCCCCGGTGCGATGGACCGTGTGCCTATGTTGCAAGCCGAGTATGAACGGCAGTGGCAGCTTGCATCTGAGGAAGACAGGGACAAAGCCCCGGTTCGGTTCGTGCCGAGGAACATGTTCTACAGGTAAGCGATCATGCCAAGTCGCTTTTCCTCTGGTAAGTTTTCGATTGCTGAGTGTGATCGGTGCGGGTTTCGTTTCAAACTTACGAAGCTCAAGACCCTCACGATCAAGACCAAGAATGTAAACATCCGGGTGTGTCCGGAGTGTTGGGAAAAGGATCATCCGCAGCTCCAGCTCGGTCTGTACCCGGTCAATGACCCGCAAGCTGTAAGGAACCCGAGGCCCGATCTTAGTTATCCGCAGAGTCGCGCGTACACAGAAGTCCTGCTCAATGGTGCGGGTGTGTCGATGTTCCTCGGCACTATTACTACGAACGGCCTGCCGATCATCAGCTACACTGAGGTTATTGCCACTGGCCCTCTTCTTGTTCTTGGGACCACGGCACCAACACCTTATGAAGTCTCTGGCGCAGCATCGTACTTCTCTGGTGGTATGTACGCTGGTGGTATGTACAGCGGCGGGTTCTTCAACAATACTGGCGGTACCCCGACCCCCCCGCCGCCGACTGGTGTTGGTTACTTCCGTGGTGGGATGTTCGATGGCGGTATGTATACCGGCGGCTTCTTCTAATCAAGGTGGTTCAAATGTTTTCGATGAAAAAGTCTCTTGCTGCTCATATGCGTAAAGGCCCGAAAGCCGCGCATCCTGATGCTGCCGTCAAGGGTTTCAAGCGTGGCGGTGTTACTTCGGCGGATGCCAAGAAGTATGGTCGCAACATGGCTCGCGTCATGAACCAGCGGAGCAAAACCAAATGAAGTCTAACCAGCCGAAGTCTGTTCCCGTGCCGAATACTGCCGGTTATCCTCAGACGGATATTGGCAAGGCGGGTGTTTGGGTGAAAGGTAAGTATCCTGCGGGTACCGGCCAGAAATCCTACGGTACGATGCGCGGGGCTGGTGCTGCGACTAAGGGCACTAAGTTCCTTAAAGAAGTCTCGCTCGACAAATGAACTACAACGAACTCGTCGCTGAGATTCAGCACTATACGGAGAACGTGTTCTCCAAGGCTGATGTCGATACTTTCATCACGCAGACCGAACAGCGGGTTCTCAACGCAGTTCAGCTTCCTGCTTCCCGAAAGCTGGCAACTCTTGCGACGGTGTTCGAGGTTTCGACGGTGGCTCTTCCGGGAGACTATCTGTCTACGTTCTCAGTCTCGATTGGCCTTCCTCTCGACGCTCAAGCGTACCTGCTGAACAAAGATCCGAACTTTCTTCGGGAAGCGTTTCCGACTTTAGCTACTGGTCAGCCCACGCACTACGCGCTCACGGGTGCGTATGAGATCACCCTCGCGCCAATCCCGAACGCGGTCTATCCGGTCTATCTGGCGTACTTCGGATATCCCGCCTCGATCACGACCGCTGGTACTAGCTGGCTGGGTGAAAACTTCAGCTCGGTCCTGTTGTACGGCTCGTTGGTAGAAGCGTATATTTTCATGAAGGGTGAGCAGGACATGCTGACGATGTACGACGGCAAGTTCAAAGAAGCGATGGCTCTCCTGAAGCAGCTTGTGGACGCCAAGAATCGTCAGGACACTTTCCGCGATGGTCAGGTCCGCTACCCGGTGAAATAATATGTCCCAAGTCATCTGCATCTCGTTCAAAGTCGAACTGTTCAAGGGAATCCATGATTTCACGCCATCGACAGGCGATACGTTCAAAATCGCGCTTTATACGTCAGCGGCTACGCTCAACGCGGGAACGACTAATTACACTACAACAGGCGAAGCCTCAGGCGCAGGATACACAGCCGGAGGAGCTATCCTTACCTCCGTTACCCCATCGCTGGATGGAACCACGGTAGTCATGGACTTTGCGGATGTCACGCTGGGTGCGGTGACTCTGACGTACAGACAGGCGATGATCTACAACGCAACGAAGTCCAATCGGGCGGTTGCGGTATTTGACTTTGGTACCGACCGGGTTGTGAACGATGGCAACCTCATCATTCAGATGCCTCCTCCCTCGGCTTCAAACGCTATTCTGAGGGCGAACTGAGATGCCGCTTACCTATTCGTCAAACCTGCGACTCACGCTCATCGGTAC